CCAAAGCAGAAGTCAGCGTTACCCAAGATTACAGAAAATGCTTTTTATATTTCGACGGCAAAGATGTTGATAGTTTTGAATCTTATCACATTCCATTTGTTGACACGATTAAAGGTAAATTACGCGCCGTGCCACATGCAGTATTTAGCGCAGGTAAATCTATAAGTACGGGTAATCATAATTTAACAATAGTGGATAGCCAATTATTAAATGCAAAGATTAAAATTAACAAATATTACGAACATCTTGGCGCCGAAATTCCTTTTAAAGGACTTGATATTGATGGCGTTGTTGGCGTTGATGATTTGCAGATAGATAATAAGTCTGATATTATCGATGATAAGAATTTATTAGAGATGAAAAAATCTCAACTTGAAAGAGTTCTCAGAGAAACAGGGCGCTTTTCAAGAAATGCAGCAAAATGTTTAGTTAGTTGTTTAGATTTGAATAAATTAAGCAAGTATAGTAGTAAGCAAGAAATAAAATCAGAAGAATTAACTGATTTATTGAATACCTTCAAACAGCGTGAAGCTGTCCTCAGTAATAAAAATAAAAATATTGACCCTAAATTAACTACAGAAATTTCTAGTCTCTTAATAGCGATTAGGTCTTCCAGATAATAAATTTAGCATCAATAATCAAGCAATGTGACGTTGCCTCTAGGCATGCGTATTTACGCGTGAAACTTTTTAAACTTAAGAGGAATTTTAAATGTCAATTGAAGATAATTTAGCAACTCCTATCACTAAAGAATTCGATGCACAAAAAATATTGCACGAAATTCATGAGTGCGTAGAGAAAGACAACAAACATCTAAATGAAACAGCGCAGAAAGTTGAAAAAATGGCTGCTGATTTAGAACCGTTTGCAAAAAAAGTAGATGAAGTAGCTGCAAAACAAGCAGAACAAAAGAAAGTTATTGATGCTTTACAGAGACAGGCAATAAATCTTACCACCAAAGAAAATGGTGATACAGAAATATTAAATCCTGAACTAGTAGATGCTTACAATAAGTATTTCTACTGTCAAAAAGCGTTACATTTAGTATCACAAGACCCAACTGTTAATAAATTTTATCATGGCAGTATGGGCAATGCTTCTGATATGGGGATTAAACTTCCTGCAATTGGAAGAGGCGGCAAAGGTTTAGTTGCTTATAAACCAGAGCAAAAATATTTACGCACCGACATTGGTGATGCTGGTGGATTCTTAGTGCCTCCGGAATTTATGCCTGTTATGTTGCGCCGTCTTACTGAAGTTTCACCAGTTAGACAATACGCAACTGGTCGCACAACTTATAGTAATGTTCTTCAAGTTCCAGTTCGTAACGTTTTGTTGACTGGTTCATGGGGTAATCAAGGTTTAACACCACTTCCACAAAATCAATCGCAATATCTTCGTCCAGAAATTCACATGAAACGCTTGAACGTAACTGTGCCGATTTCAATTGAAGAATTGATGGATAGTCCTTTCGATATGCAAGCGGAAATTGCTAACGACGTTAATGAATCTTACTCGCAGTTAGAGGGATACGGCTTTGTAAAAGGCGATGGTGTTCATCAAGTCGAAGGTATTATGACTAATGCACAGGTACAACATATTCCAACAGGCAAAGCTACTGACATTACCGCTGATTCCATCACTCAGATGTTTGGTGAAATCAAATGGCAATCTTATGGTAATCAAAACTACGATAGAACTTACATGTTCAATCGTCGCACTTGGATTAAGATTTTACAATTGAAAGATGGCCAGGGTCGTTATATTTGGTCATTAGGAAATATTCAAGCTGGTATGCCAAACACTATTTTAGGTGCAAGTTACATTATTGCTCCTGATATGGATGATATTGGAGCTGGTTTATATCCAATCGTGATGGGAGATTTCAAAAAAGGTTATATGATTGTTGACCGTATGCTTATGTATATGGTTCGCGATGAAGTTACAATGCCTGGCTATATCAACTTTTCATTCATACGACGTTTAGGTGCGCAGGTAGTAATGCCTGAAGCGTTTATTAAACTTCATGTTTCAGCTTCTTAAGAGGGGATAAAAAAATGCCACAAAGAGACATTCATAATACAGTTAAAACTGCTGTAGCTTTAGATATTCAAACAATATCTACTAACACTACTACTGCTGGTAATATCATTGATACCCAAGGATATGAAGGCGTAGAGTTTATTTTACTTTCTGACACTATTACTGATGGCGTATACACTCCGTCTATTGTTGCTGGAGATAATTCCTCATTAACCGACGGTGTTGCCGTTCCAATTCAATATTTGATTGGAACTACTAAAGTTATTGATACATTGGCAAGTCAGAGACCTAGTTATGACTCACCTTCAGTAGCAGCAATCGCTGATGCAACTTTTTCGTTGGCAGCAGATAGCAATAAATCAAAGCGTATTGGTACAGTTACACCGTATCGTTATGTGCGCTTAAATATTGCATCAACTGGTACGAGTTCAGGCGGAGCATTAGGTGCTATTGCACTTTTAGGCTGGTCACATGTTAATCCGACTCCTAAAGATTAATAAATAATGTGTAAATGTAAAAAAATGATGGCGCGAGTTTATATGCTTGCGCCATTTATTGATGATAAAAAAGTTTTTAAGGAAGGATTCGAATATAACGTTTCTATCAGTCTTGCTAAAAGAATGATAAATGACGGTGTTGCAGAATTAAGCCAACAAAGCCAAATTTATCAAAATAAGATGTTAAAAATTAATTATGAGAGGGTTTAAAAATGCCTTTTAACTCAGATGTAAAAAATGGTTTTGCCCAGCCTGGGGATACGTTAGCATCTCTTTCAGCTCCGTTTTATGGTGAAGATAATCAATTGATTTTGCTCGGTAGCGCTATTATTAATGGCGTATTATATACTGCTGCACAAATTGATGCTGTATTATCAGGTTCTGGTAATGGTACGGTAATTTTGAATCAAGTTGTTACTAAATATAGCACTGCTACCGCTATTGCTGTTGCTGGTAAAGCGGTAATTGCTGGTGGTACTGGTTTGGCTATGACTTTAGCTGCTCCCGTTCAGTATGGTTTATGTGATATTAATGTATTGAGTTTAGCCTCTGGCAATGTCGTTGTGACATGTGTCGCAGGTGTTACGTTTGATGGCACTAATAATACCGCTACGTTTAATGCTGTTGCAGATAGATTAACTATTGGTTATAAATCCGCTACGCAATGGGAAATTTTCCTAAACAATAGCGTTGTATTAAGTTCAGTCTAAAATAATGTATTTATTTAGCTATAAACCGCAAAGATATGTTAATGAACCGGTATCGTTTCCGTATTATAAGATAGCGACACCGGTTTTTAATGTATCATCTTTATCAAGAGTTAGCACAATTGTTACCGTTGTAACAACTGCTAAACACGGCTATAGCAATAGTAATAGCGTTATTATAAGCGGAGCAACTCCAATCGCTTACAACGGAACTTATCAAATTGCCATTATAGATGATTATACTTTTACTTACTCTATTGTTGGCACACCAACAACGCCAGCGACAGGTACTATTTTTGTTACATTAGCGCCACAATATCCTATTACATTACAGCAGTTATATGATCATGTAAGGATTGATTCAGCACCTGAGCAATTGTCTTATTTGAATACAATACTTGCCGCGGTAACTGGAATCGCCGAAGATTATATGAATATAAATATTATTCAACAATCTTGGCGTACTTATCGCGATGATTTTCAATGCAATGTTTTTCAATTAAGAAAATCGCCCTTTGTTTCATTACAAAGTTTTCAATATATGAGCGCAGGTGCTTACGTGGATGTTGATCCAACGATTTATTATGTATCTAAACAATCTTTCTATAATCAACTAGCATTAAACGCTAGTGTTTCTGGAACTCGTTGGCCTATCGATACTGTAGATGCTATAGACAATGCTATTAAAATAGAATTTACTTCAGGTATAGCAACTGATAGCACAACAGTACCTTCTGATCTACAAGGTGCATTATTAAATCACGCTGCTTTTTTTTATGAAAATCGCGGTAATAATGATATTGCTGGCTTTGGAAGTTCGGGGACAGGTGAAGAAACATCCGGATTAAATGCAATTCCTAATTTAACTCGATTAATTTATGATAATTACCGCGTTGCTGATGTATTTGGCGGTTCTTTCTATAATATGTATTAGAGGTGGATAATGCCACGCTATACAACACATAAAAAACTATTTAAAAAGGTCGATGTAGGCTCGTTAAATAGTCGTATTAAGATTCAAACTCGTGTAATAGCTGCACCCACTATCGATACTAATTATGCAATGCAATTTGCCGATTTAACGCCTATAGCTAATCTTTGGGCGTGCATGGAATCTGTAGATGGCGTTCAAATATTCGATTCTGCTAATATTGAACGCGATATTAGTCACGTATTTTATATTCGTTATATCGTAGGAATCACTTTTCTAAATTGGATTAATTATCAAAATAATTATTATCGAATTTATAAAGTTGAGAATTTGCAAAACGAACAGAAATTTTACAAGATATATGCAGGAATAACCGG